ATGAAAGGTTCTATGTACTCTGGCTTGAGCAAATAGATTTCTCTTTTCTTTTCATTTTCTGTGGACTCATAATCAAACACAGTCACTGGATAAGATATCTGATTACCGGCAACTTGAATAACACTAGTGCCATTCCAATACTTAAATGGAGATGAGTAAAAAGTTTCATCAACGATCAACCCCCCACGCAATACGATTGTTCCTTGACTATTTTTTACTTCAATTGTTTCGTAATGATGAATTGCTGAGTATGGGTTATCATAATTTGATTCGATATGCTTTCGTAATTCATATTCTGTCAGAGGTATACTAAACAAAGGATTAATCATATTGTTGGTGAGTATGATTACCCAATCCATAAATGGATCATTGTATACTTTTTCTGCAATACTATCTAATCTTTCACCATCTTGGATACCATATTTTTTAAAGTAAACTGCGTAGGAAAATACATCGGGGTTTACTTGATATCTTCTGAAGAAATTTTTTGCACGTACAAAATCAGATTCCGAGAACGGATACTGAATTGGTTTTGTGTCGTATTGAATGTCTGGTATATTTCTGAAGTACATTTTAGTAACTATAACCTTCTAGATTTACATCATTGGCAAATAGTATTTTGGTTTCTTTGAAACTTATTGTCAATTGTGTTGATACTGGAGATCCTCCCTCATATGTAGCATAGGCACCGTCAGGAGTGTAATTAACATCAACCCCAGCAATCGCACATAATTTATATACCGGAAGATACTCGTGTATTTTTGAACCTCTCATATAAGTTACTTGACATAGATTCGGAACTGTTAATAATGATACTCCTTTAGTATAAAAAAATGATTGTCCTCCTAGGTCTGGAAGCATTGCTTTTTTAAATGTGTTACAAATGGTCTTAATTTTAACAGCTTCGTCATCATTTTTTGGTGTCATTTTAAATGTCAATGCAAAAGTTCTTAGATCACTACCTTGATATAACATTTCAGTGTTTGGATTTAGAATTGTTCCTGATACAGAGCCCATAAATTGATCCAACCCAATGTTTGAACCCGTCATCTCATTAATTCCTTTTAAAACCGTGTCATAAAGTGTAGATTTTACCAGTCCCGTTAATGCAGACGTAGCAACACCAGGATCTGGTAATTTGTTTCCAAACGTTCGCATCATTCCGACTGCACCAGTGCCAAAGTCAGCTCCACCCCACCTAGCTCCATACTGCGCCTGTATATCTTCTGGCATGAATAATATAATTGGAGTTAAAACTTTGGTTTTACGCTTATCAACTATACCAGATGCATTGTAAAAATCATATGCAGTTTTGGCACTGAAATTATCTAGTCCAGGTTGTCCTGCTCCTTTACCAAATGGTGGCTCATATTCAAAAAATTCAAATGATACATAATCCGTTTCTAATTCTGTAATATTGGATGGATATCTTAATGAAGTGCGGGCAGAACTATTATTTACTCTTGGGTTTGCTATAGTTGGACTTGGGTTTTTCCCGAACTGTGAAGTAGCTGGTATGGCTGGAGTGATGCCAGCAGAAGCTTGAGTATTGGCAACATTTTGGGGAGTATAACCACCAGATACTCCTCCTTTAGCTAGCTGAGCTTGTTCTTGTGGCGATAAGCTGTTGCGATAATTTTTATCTGTCCATGCTCTCTGTATTTGTTGTAGTGTTAATGCCATTTACTTGACTCTCTCTACGTCTTTCCTGTTAGTTCCTTTGATGATTCTTGTGCCCTTGATACGATCAGTCCAGTATTGATTCATCTCTTCCCAAACATATTCTTTAGGATATTCAAATTTACCATCGCCTTTCATCAACACAAAATCTTCTACAGGAAGAGCAGAAGCAGTAACCCATTCTTGTTTTGCTAAATCCAAGAACAAACTTTTACATCTTTTATTAAGGTATTTATGAATGATTTTTTTGGGAATATCTATCACCCCAGCTTCTAATTTTTGAACAACAATTAATCTTTTCTTTGGTTCTAGGTAATGTAAGTTAGCACCATAAAATTCTCCGCCAGAAACTTTTAAAATATAAACTAACGGATACTTATCATAGTATTTTAAATCTTCTGTTTCTGCTTTGTATTCAAAGAAACATAGATGACCAGGAAAAATTCTACGTCTATTTACGTTTTGATCTTGATTTATTAATGCGTCAATAGAATCCATTTTTTCCTGCTGGTTCATCCGAGAAGGTTCTGATTGTATGCCCGCACTTAATGTTGTTAATGTTGATCTATACCATCTAAGGTTTTTACTTTCTCCTTCAGCTCTATCTTTTATCTTTTCAAATATTGTTTTGTAATTTTTTTCTCCCGCTTTTTTATACTCCTCAGTTTCACTGACTGCTTTAGCCAGTTCTTTCATGTCTTTATAACTAGAGTACCTCTTAATTCCATACTTGGAAGCAAGCGCACGAATTTGATCTCGTGTATAATCTTCTAGAGAATTTAATTCATACCCAGTAAGATAAGACCACTTGTCAATGTTGTCTGTTGCATATGATTTTGGTTTTAAATTATTTTTTGCTGCCATGTTAGATTCCTAAGTCATCTTCTGTGAGGATTAAAAATTTCATCTGCCTATCTTCACAAAAATTTTCTGCTGCGGCCCACTTGGCACGATTCTTTATGTAGGTAAGCACTTCTCTTCTCCAAGCAGCAGTTTTTCTTTTTGGTTTATCTGTGGGTCCAGCAACTTGCTTCTTTGGTTTAACTTCTATTAGATACTTATTAATTTTACCTTGCTTATTTTGAATTTTAATATAAAAATCTGGATAGTATCGGTGTACTTTTTTATCAGTGGGGCAGAGATATGGAATGATAACTTCTTCACTTCCCCACTCAATAATGTTATCTTTGTTATCACAAAACACCATAAACTTTCGTTCCCACAAAGAACGATAGATAATTCTTGTTGGGTTGCCTTTATATTTTTTTGGATTGACTGGTTTGTATAAACCTGAGTATGCCATAAATATAAATAAACCTCCGTGTTTATTTAGAGTGCCAAAGAACGATTCAATAGCTCAATTCCTTAGCGCCATATCTCGTGGTGGTGGCATGTCCCTCACGAATGGATATGATGTACAATTTGAATTTGATATTGGTATGCAAATATTGGGAGTTATTAAAGATGCTTCTAATGTTGATTTAAGTGCGGGTGGATCATCACAGTCCACGCAAATAATTAGTTTGCTATGTGATGAAGCTCAACTACCAAATATACAGGCAGCAACTAGTCAAGTATCTGGAGTTCATATGGGCGAGGGACAGATTAGTTATCCTCACACTAAATTATATAGTGATTTTACTTTAAGTTGGATGTGTGATGCTAATATGACACCCCTAAAATTTCTTAGTGCGTGGCATAATTATATTTTTAATGGAGCATATCAAGACGAAATTAAACTCCTAAAGGCTAATAGATTAGACGGGATAAAAAAAGAAAGAAAAAATCAACTCAACCGAGCAGTTCGTTTACATTATCCAGATCAATATTTATCAACTGTGAGAATAACTAAGACAGAAAAGGGTGCCAGTGCTCCTAATAGTAGAGCACCAATTTCTTATATCATGGAAGAATGTTATCCTTATTCTATTGATGCAGTTCCACTTTCCTATGGATCATCTCAGGTTACCAGAGTGTCTGCAAATTTCTATTACAGAAAGCACACACTTGTATACAACAATATATCTGGTGGATATAAAGGATAAATAATTATACGAATTGATTTAAAGATCTATGGCATTGCCTAAAATTGGTTTTCCTACATATGAATTGGAATTACCCTCTTCAAAAAAAATTATTAAGTACAGACCATTTCTGGTTAAAGAAGAAAAAGTTTTACTGATTGCGTTAGAATCAGAAGACGAAAATCAAATCTTTGCTGCGGTCAAAGACCTGATTAAAAATTGTGTAATCAGTAGAATTAAGGTAGAAGATCTACCTGCGTTTGATCTTGAATATATTTTTCTTAAGGTTCGTGCAG